ACCATTAAGAGCGCTGTTGATGATTTCGCGACTGCTACTCAGTTTGCTACGAGCTACACAAACTTCCTTGCAACTACGCCATACCACAAGTATTCAACACAGACGCTTGATGAGCTTTCCACCTTAACCTATACGACATCCCTCACAACGGCAGACAACATAGACTTCGTTATTGGTTTTGAGTCTCAGGCGGGTGGGACTTTCTACGGCAGTTCCGTTGGCATGATTACCATACACATCCAGCGCACCGACACTTTGGGCCAAGCCTATGACATCAACGGCACTCGCTCCGGCGACCAAAACCTCTACTACTTCGCGGTCAAGTTGGCTGGCTCATCTTCTGGCTTTTACCGAATCCCTCGCTCAGTTTCGTTGCGTGGAGGCAGCACAGTCCATGTTAAAGTCTACGGCTATCAGCAGAACATTGTGTCTGGTTCGTGGAACCTGAGCGGCATTTCAGTGGAGGCTTTGGCGCGATGATTTTTACAGGCGGGTCAGACCAAGAATTCACAATCCCATACGAGAAGGTTGCTAGGCATCGTAGGGAAGAGTCACTGAAAGAGACTGATTGGACGCAGGCAAATGACTCGCCCCTCTCAGAAATGGATAAGCTAAAATACCGAACATATCGGCAAGCCTTGCGCGACCTAACAACGCACGAAAACTGGCCTGAGCTTCAAGAAGAAGACTGGCCCACACTGGAGACTTAAATGGCTACTCAACTTCAAATGCGCAGAGGAACGGCGTCCCAAAATTCAAGTTTCACGGGTGCCGAAGGGGAAGTGTCTGTCAACACCACAAACGACAGCCTGCATATCCACGACGGAAGCACAGCGGGTGGGTTCGAGCTTGCGCGAGCGGATCTCAACAACGTATCAGACACCAGCCTGAACGCTGCGCTCACGGGTAACACTGTAAGCGCGTTGACGATAACCACACTGACTCTGGGTGCTACGGCGATCACTGCGACGGGTACTGAACTTAACCTGCTGGACGGTGTTACAGCTACCACAGCAGAGCTGAACTACGTTGATGGTGTGACTTCAGCAATCCAGACACAGATAGACACCAAGGCACCTCTGGCGTCGCCTACGTTTACTGGCACTGTGACTGCTGGTGGTATTACTAACGCAGGGGATATTACTTTAGGTGCGGGCGATAAACTGCAATACAACTCAGATAGATATTTTACTCCTGAAAACAATATTGATGGTGCAGAAGTAAGTGCTAATGGTGTATTTAGAGTAAAGACAGGGGCTACACCTGCGTCACGTCTATTAGTGGGAGGCACAGGAGACATCAGCTTCTACAATAGCAGTGGCACCAGTCAATCTCTCTTCTGGGATGCTTCTGCAGAACGCTTAGGTATCGGCACTACTTCGCAAACAGCAGCCCTTCATGTAATAAACAGCGCCGCCTCTGGAGAAAGCATTGCAGTTTTAGAAGCGGCCTCAACCAAAAATGGCTATGTTTACGTAAACGCGGATGATAACCGAAGAAAGTCTTTAATTTTTCAGTCGGGCGGTGTTGATAAATTCAGCATGGGCGTAGGAGATAGCGACGAACTATCTTCCAGTAGCTTTTTTATTGGGTCAGGTAAGCACGGCGGAAGCGGCGCTGATTTAGTCATAGACTCTAGCGGCTCCGTAGGTATCGGCGCTAGCAGTCCTGCTAGAGCTTTACACGTAAACTCTGGCTCAGATAATGATTGTGCTAGATTTCAAAGCACTGATACAGAAGTTGCCGTTAGCTTCGTTGATACAACTGGTACTTCTGAGATTAAATGTAGAAACGATTTTAGATTTCATGCTGGCGGCTCAGAACGTATGCGACTGGACTCGTCAGGCCACATAACTAGCCTGCCAACCTATAACAACGGTTCGGCAAGTTCCGCAAACATGGTGGTGAATTCTAGTGGTGTATTCTTGCGCTCTGTTTCTTCAGCTAAATACAAGACAGACATAGAAGATGTAGGATGCTTACGTTGATTCTTTGTTAAACATCCGGCCTGTTTATTATCGGTCAACTCTGGAAAACGACAATACTGAGCATAGTCACTGGGGGTTTATTGCAGAAGAGGTTGCAGAAATTGACCCCAGACTAGTTCATTACAAAACAGTTGATGTTTCTTATGGCGATAATGGTGAGCGAGTAGAGACTGAACTTGAAACCCCAGAACCAGAGGGAGTCCAGTACGACAGGTTCGCGCCTTTGATGCTCAAACTAATTCAAAAGCAACAAGCAACAATTACTGCACTAGAAGCGCGTATCACACAACTGGAGAATAACTAATGGCTACATGGACTATTGCAACACTAGAACGAAACACTGATTCAGACCAAGGGGTAATCGTAGCCCACTGGCGGGTAACTGAAGAAGAAACCGTGGGCGAGGACACATACAGTGCTTATTCCTATGGAACCTGTGGCTTTACCCCAGACCCCTCCTCTGAAGGATACATTGCCTACGATGACCTAACGGAAGCTGATGTGATTGGCTGGGTACAAGCTGAAGTAGACCAAGACGCCATTGAGGCTGGTCTGACTGCCAGCATTGAAGAACAGAAAAATCCTACAACCGCTGATGGTGTGCCGTGGTGAGTGATAGAGCAGAACAAGCCTTAGAAAAGATCGCTAGGCACGAGCAGGAGTGTGCCCAGCGGTGGGGTGAGGCTCTGACGGAACTGCGTAATCTGCGGAAAGTCGCGGATGCCCACGCTGCGCGATGGGAACGTCTGGCGTGGCTTGTCGTCGCCTCTGCTGTGACTGGTGTGGTCACTGTTGTGGTTAGCAATCTCCAATGATCCTTGAGGCTGTTGCAGCGGTTACAACTGCCTGCAAAGCCTTGGAAATGGCTGCGGGAGCGGCTAACAACATTGAATCCCTGGGAGCTTTTATAGGCCGAATGGGGGCTGCGGAGTTTGATCTACAGCGGGCGAAGAATACCGCTAGGTCCATGAGCGAGGCCGAGGCTGCGAAAGCGGTCATGGCTGAAGAAATGGTTCGCCAGTCTCGTGAGAATATGAAGTCTGTCTTTTTAGCCACCAACCGCATGGATCTTTGGGATGACATGCAGAAAAAAATGGCCGAAGCGAGGCGGGCGCGACAGGAAGAAATCAAGCGGCAAGAATTAGCTGCCAAGAAGCGCAAAAAGCAGATGATCGAGGTTTTGATTGTCTTGGCTATCGCTCTTGGATTGATACCCGTAGCCATTGCACTGGTGGTCTGGTGGGCTACGTCGTAACCATGATCGTCGGGATAGTGCTAGCCGTCTGGCTGGCTTACACAATTTGAGGTAATTATGTACCAATACCATCAGCAAAGACCCACCCCCCATTACCTATTCGACGTTGCTCAAGGCAAGATGTGGGATCAGCGAGCCGTCAACATCTTTGGCTTCAACACCCTTGTGGGAACGTCGTTTGAGACGCTCTGGAACGACGGTGCAGCGTATGTTTTCCCATCCTCTGCTGTTGCTATGGATCTCGTTTCAACCAGCGCCAGCGACACCATGGACGTTCTGGTGAGTGGTCTTGATGCAAGCTACAACGAAATCAGCGAGACAGTGACGCTGACAGGGACGGTAGCAGTCACAACCTCTGCCAGTTTTCTACGGGTCAACTCAGCTATCATCCTTGGCGGACAGAACGCAGGTGATATCTCCATTAGCAATGGCGGCACCACTTACGCTTTCATCGGCACCAACTTGGGAACCACGCAAGCGTGCATCTACACGGTCCCCGCTGGGCACTCCCTCTACATCTTTCGTATCGACTTCAACAGCGCGACAGCCAACCCAAACAAGTATCTAACGGTCAGAAACAAACTAGCCACCCACACAGGGAGAGTGCTGCACGTTGCAGAGGCGACATTTGCCACCAGTCAGGTAAGCTATGACCGTCAGGTGCCGTTCAAGGTAGCGGAGAAGACTGACTTTGAATTCCAAGCGAAGTCCAGCAGTGGTGACAATGAAGTTGCTGTCTTCGTGGAATGCGTGTTGATTAAAAACTAGGAGAATCAAATGATAACGATTGATGGAACAGAGTACACAGAAGAAGAGTTAAGCGGAGATTCTAAGATCCGAGCAAACAGGATTATGGAGCTACGATCAGAAGTCGTGAGGTTAATACTGGCCCAGCAAGAAGCCGAGCAGAACATTATATTTCACGCTCAGCAGATTAAAGAAGAAATGGAACTAGCCGACGAAGATGAATAGTTCCACGTGGAACACTAACTAAGATTCGAGGGAGCGGGCCACGATGTTCGCTTCGTTAGCAACATAACTTTGTGCCGCGTTACCCCTAGTTGGTCAGCCATCCACCGCGTGGTCTTTCCTTCCCTTTGCCACTCGTAGATCTGCCGCTTGGTTTCCTCGCTGAACGGCGCGATCACTGAAGCTAGAACCTCAGAGATGTACCGCTCCCTCAGTTTCTCTTGACACACAATTGCTTGATAGAACATGTCTACCGGCGCTCCTTGAAGCTCGTATGCCTTTGATGACAAGTCTGGCATCGTCTTGTTATCCCCTTGGTCAGATCCTTTGTCTCGAACAACCCTTTGCAGTTCATGCAAACTTGCATGTCGCGTGGTACGCCAAACGGAATTTGGGTGATCTGACCACCTTCTTCAAGAAATTTTTTGACCGCTTCGTTCATCGTTCCCCCTGCGCTACTGCTAAACCGACCCGAGCAAGCCTGATATTCATCGGGCAGTCTTCTGGAAGCCGTTCGTTAGCCTCGTTAACCACGTTTACCACCCAGTTTGGCACTCCTTCGGGCCGCTTCACGGCTTTTCCGTTGTACTTTATCTCGTACAAGTGCTCACAAAGCCGAGTGGCCAGGGTTTCATTGTGTGAGGTTACGTTGGTCTTAGCTTCTCCCCCTTCGGTCTTGCTGCTAGAAAGTTGGTTTAGCTTTGCCCGTATCTGTTTGGGTGAGGGGAAGTTGTCTATCTCCTCAGTCAATTGGCCTAGCGCCTCGGTCATCAAAGACACGCTCTCCCTTGAGAACGCTTGATAGTGGACTTTTCCAAGCTCAGGCCAGTCCCGTTTTTTGAACGGATGCAGTGCGAACCATTGCTCATAGAGCGCTGTAAAATCGTGCTTATCCACTATGGCCTCCCGCAATATCCATAACCAGAAGTTGTGGCGAAGTGACCGCCATAGCATTCCCAGTTGCAGATCGTCTTGCCATTCATCCCTTCAAACTCGCTGACCTTTTGCCAAGAGTGGTAGTGATAGGCATACGCGCTGGATGCGAGAATTAACAGGGCAAAAAATCCTATGATTTGGTTTTTCATTTAGCTTCCTTTGTTGAATTAGTGCGGCAGTTGATCGCTTTGGCGGTGAATGTTGCGGGCCGCAAACAAGCGACCTATCTCTCATGCCCCGAGGGGAGGCTGACGCTGCCGCTCGCCTGCCTGAATCACCCGCTGAGCAATAGTACCT